AACCCATATTTAGAATCAGTACAACAAAGACAAGGTTTATATGCTTTTAAAGTTGTAATGGATGATTCAAATAATACACCAGATGTGGTAGATAGAAATCAGTTAATAGGTCAAATTTATTTACAACCTACTAAAACAGCAGAATTTATTATCCTAGATTTTAATGTACTCCCAACAGGAGCAACATTTCCAGAATAATAATTCTTAAATAAACCAATATTTATAATAAATAAAATAAAATACAATGGCAGTAATAGGACCAAACGATATATTTTTCACACCTTTTGAACCAAAACAAAAGAATAGGTTTATTCTTTATATGGATGGTATCCCATCTTTTCAAATTAAAGCTATGGGTGCTGTTACCTTAAATCAAGGGGTAGTGAATCTAAATCATATTAACCTCCAAAGATATGTAAAAGGTAAAAGTACATGGGCATCTATGAGCATGACTTTATTCGATCCCATATCTCCATCAGGAGCACAAGCAGTGATGGAATGGGTTAGGTTACACCACGAATCAGTAACTGGTAGAGATGGGTATAGTGATTTTTATAAAAAAGATCTAACCTTAAATGTACTTGGACCTGTAGGTGATATTGTTTCTGAGTGGATTATTAAAGGTGCTCAGATTGTAGATGCTAACTTTGGAGATTACAGTTGGGATGAAGAAAATTCAGCACAATCAATAGCACTGACAATCCAACCTGATTACTGTATATTGAATTTCTAATCAATATAATAAAATAAATTATAAATAGCTTGGCTTTTGTCAGGCTTTTTTTTATCTTTATATGTATGACTGAAGATAATGTTATAAACTAAAATAAAGTATATGTCTGATTTTAAATTTCCTACTGAAGAAGTAGAACTCCCCTCAAAAGGATTATTATATCCCGAATCAAATCCACTTTCAAGTGGTAAAGTAGAACTAAAATATATGACTGCTAGGGAAGAAGATATTCTTAGTAATCAATCTTATATCCAAAAAGGAATAGTATTAGATAAACTTTTAAGATCTCTAATAGTAAACAAAGATATTAACATTGATGATTTAGTCACAGGTGATAAAAATGCTATTTTTATAGCATCTAGAATATTAGGTTATGGTAAAGATTATAATGTATCTATTAAAGATATAGAATATACTTTAGATTTAACAAAGTTAGAAAATAAAGATTTTGATGAATCCTTCTTAACTAAAGGTACAAATTTATTCTCCTATACTATGGAATCAACTGGTACAGTTATTGAGTATAAAATTCTAACTGGTAGAGATGAAAAGGCAGTAGACAGAGAAATTGAAGCACTTAAAAAAATCAATAAAGACTCTTCAACAGGTATTACTAGTAGACTAAAACAAATGATTGTTTCAGTAGATGGTAAAGCAGAAAGAAAAGATATTAATAATTTTGTAGATAACTACTTATTAGCTAGAGATTCTAGAGCACTTAGGGAACATATAAAAAACACCCAACCTGATGTTGATATGAATTATATACTAGATAATGGTGAGGAGGTGGCCATTCCTATTGGCCTAAACTTTTTTTGGCCTGAACTTTAATATAGCCCCAGAATATAGGCTAAATCTGTTTTCACAAATACATCAAATGATATTCCACGGTAAAGGTGGATATAATTTTGAAACTATATATAATATGCCTATATGGTTAAGAAACTATACTTTTTCTGAAATAAAGAAATTTTATGAAGAACAGAAAAAGTCATCAGAACCAGCAACTAAAAAGGGTACTACTACTTTAGTAACCCCAGATGGTAAAGTAAATAAGGAAGCATTTAAAGAAGCTAGTACTCCATATAAGGGTAAAGTAGGTTATAAGTAATAATATTTATAACAAAATATATTAATGGCGTCTGATAAAGAAATACAAAATCAAAAAGAACTTAATAGGTTAAAAAAAGAAGAAAACCAAATCTTAAAGGATAGACTTTCTTTAAATGATGAGAATATACAAGACCAAAGAGATATTAGTAATGAAATAAAGTCTATTACAAAAGACATTAAATTTCAAAAACAAGAACAAAGTGAGTTAAATAGCATAGGAAAAGTTCTTAATAAATTAACTCAAAGTACTGCTAATCTAAACAAAGAATCTATAGGTACTTTTAAAGGGATTAATGATGTTGTTAAACAAAGGTTTCAACTTCAAGCTATAATTAACCAACTATCTAGTTTAGAAGGTAATATAACAGAATTAAATGCAGAACAACAAGAAGCTTTAAATAGTGCTATCCGAGATCAAATAGGGAGTGCTGAAGATGTTAACACGGTATTAAAAGAACAATTAAAATTTAGTGAAAAAATTGCTGAAACTACTAGTGTTAAATCATTTCAGGGTATATCTAATTTTGTTAAACAAATTCCTGGATTAAAACAACTAGCATCCCCTTTTGAAGATGCTGCTAGTGCTGCTAGAGAAATTGAAACAACAAGAGAATCTCTTTTAGGTAGAAAAGATGATATAGATAAACTTAAAACTGGAAAGGGATTAACTACTGAAGTTATTAAGAGATTAGGTCTTGAAAAACAAATAACAGCAAGAGGTGCTGCTGCTGCTAAACAAGCTAAAAAACAAGGCATAGTTGGGAATTTACAAAAAGATCTTGGAAAAATACCATCTTCTTTCTCTGGTATAAATGCTGGAATAAAATCCTTAGGTTCTACTTTTAGTAAAGGTTTTGGTGGTGCTGTTATTGCTGCTGTTACTGATGAATTTTTTCTAGTTAATGAACAAACAGTTGAGTTACAAAAATCACTAGCTTTATCTGCTGATGAAGCCGCAGATTTAAGAAATGATTTTGCTGATGCCGCTACATCATCAGGTAATATTAATGTTACTACTACTGCTTTACTTAAAACTGTTACAGCATTAAGTAAACAATTTGGTTTTCCTACTTTATTTGATATGGAAACATTAGTTACTACTACAAAATTAACTGAACAAGTAGGTATTAGTGCAGAATCCGCAGGTATGTTAGCGGCAGCAACTGTTACAACAGGTAAGAATTTTGAAGATCAATATAAAGACGCTTTAGGTACTAGTTATGAACTCCAAAGACAATCAGGAGTTCAACTTGATTTAAGAGATATTTTAGAGGAAAGTGGAAAAGTAACAGGTACTATTAGAGCTAACTTAGGTTCTAATGTAAAAACAATAGCAGCTGCAGTTACACAAGCCAAACTATTTGGTGGAAGTTTAAATGATGTGGCAAATGCTAGTAAATCATTATTAGATTTTGAATCCTCTATTTCAGCAGAATTAGAAGCAGAATTACTTTTAGGAAAAAATATTAATTTAGAAAAAGCAAGACAAGCATCTTTAGATGGAGATTTAGCTACTGTAGCTAAAGAATTAACCAAAGAAGCAGGTGATTATAATGACTTCCAAAACCTAAATGTTATTCAACAGGAGGCATTAGCTAAAGCTATGGGGATGCAATCCGATCAACTTGCTGATATCTTATTTCAACAAGATATACAAAATAAAACTGCTAGTGAATTAAGAGCATTAGGAAAAGATGAATTAGCTGATAGATTAGAGGCTCAAACAGCACAAGAAAAATTTACTAAATCTGTAGAAAAACTTAAAGGTTTATTAGGGGATTTAGTTACAACTTTTATGCCTATTTTGGATATTTTAGGTTATGCGTTAGAGGGGGTAGGGGCTTTAATTAAATTACTAGGACCTTTAAGTAAAGTTCTTGCTGGAGTAGCTACAGGTGCTGCTGCAGGATCTATAATTCCTGGATTGGGTACTTTAGCAGGTGCTATTGGAGGAGGAGTAGTAGGAGCTATGTCTTTAGCAGATGATGCGATAGTCCCAACAACAGGATATGGTGATACTATTATAAAAAGTGGCAAAGATACTCTTGCTTTAAATAATGAAGATTCTGTAGCAGTTGTGGCCGGAACAAACCTAGGGGGCGGATCAAATAAAACAGGTGAAAGAACTAATCAATTACTAGAATCTCTTATAATTCAAAATTCTAAAAAACCTGAAATATCTCCAGTAGGACTATATGAGGTACAATAACCTAATATGTATAATAAAGTATTAATACAACTAAACTAATAAAATTATGACTCCACGAAAGAAAAAACCTTCTAATATTGGGTTACAACATATGTTGAAAAATGAAGGATCTCCCCTTTCTATGAATGATGGTCGAGATTACAGTGTAGCAGGTAGAAGTGCAGCTGATTTGTCTTCAGATAAGGGTACAATTCACTTCAAATATTCTACTCGAAATACCCCTCGAGCAGATAATATTTCACCTAGTTGGATAGGTCAATTTGGTGCTACTATAAACTCAATTCCCCAACCAACTTCAGTTGGACTCTCAGGGGCAGGTATAGTAGACTCTGTTAAGTACGAAGAAAATATGCCTAGATAATATGGCTCGCCCCCTAAAAATTACTCCCCTTCTTACTTTAAAAACAAACTTAAGGACCTTAAGATATAGTAAGGACCAATATGGTGGGGGGTCTAGTAGACAACCCTTTGTTAAAAAACAACTAGAGCAGGATTGGAATAATAATACTGGTGCTAGATTAACTTTAATAGGAGGCAATGGTAAAAAGGTAAGTGGTATTAAAATAAGAGCGGGTGTTAAAGGAGGTACTCCTGATTTCTTATTAAGAGAGGGTTCAATACAATCATCAATAGAGGATGTCTCTAGATTAACCCAACTCCTTCTTAGTCCCTCTCCAGCAACAGGACCTTTATTTATAGCTAAACAAAATATATTGTCATTAGCTAATACTAATATGTCTGCTGGATATCAAGAATTTAAGGAATCTAAAGCCTCTGAAATTAATATTGGTCGTAGAGGTACAGTAGGTACTTTTTTAACAAATACCGCTAATAGAGCAGTAGATTTTATTAAAAATAATGCTTTCCCAAATCAAGGTATTTATAGTCCTTTCGGAACTATAGCACAAGCAGGAGTTGGGGCAGGTGGTATTCATCTTAACAAACAAGGCCTTAAACCTTTCGCCATAACCCCAAATACTGAAGGTCAAGGTGTTGGTTTCCCTACTTATTTAAATACAATTGCTACTGCTGGTATAAATGGTAATAAAAGTAGAATACAACCTCTTTTTAATATACAAATAGAAAGTACTGATTCTAGTAATAATTTATTATATAAATATAGAGGAGGACCTGGATCAACTTTAGGTGTAGGTCAAACTGAGATTAAGATAGCTAAAGGTTACCAAACCATAAATAGAAATATTAATGATGATAATTCCCCATACTTTTCTGGGTTTGGGGATAAAGTTAGATATGTTTTAACTCAACAAGAGATTAATGAACAAATACCTGTAAGTCAGGGAGGAGATATTATTAATTTCTCAGAAATAGTAAGAAATAGTACAGAATATGAACAAGATAAGGTAAAGGCTAAACAAGCTATACCTAAAAGTATAGATTACGCTAATAAAAATGCTGATTTAAGAACCAATTTAGGTAATCCAGGTAAAAGAGGTAATATATCAAGCTATACAATAGGAAAAAGGGGTAATGGAGAAACTACACCTGATACAGTAAAAGGAAACTCTACTTATAAACACGCTTTAGATAAAATTACAGCACTCCCATTATACCAAAGCAGTGCAACTAAATCTCCAGTTAGTTCTGATGAAAAAAATGATTTAGTTAAGTTTAGAATAGCGGTATTAAATAATAATGATCCTTCATATAAAACATACATTCATTTTAGAGCATTTATTGATAGTATGAGTGACTCTTATACCTCAACTTGGGAAGCTCAACAATTTATGGGTAGAGGTGAAAACTTCTATAAATATGGTGGGTTTGACAGATCTATTTCATTATCTTGGACTGTAGCAGCTCAATCAAAACAAGAACTAATACCAATGTATCAAAAGTTAAATTATCTTGCTTCCGTATGCGCACCTGATTATTCAGATGCTGGGTATATGAGAGGTAATTTAATATCTTTAACTGTAGGTGGGTGGTGTTATGAACAAGTAGGTATTATGAAAGGTATTACTTTAGAAGTCCCTACAGAATCACCTTGGGAAATAGGTATAAGTGATACCTTAGTAAAGACAGAAAACAGTCCTAATGGTACATTAAATGATGCAAGTGTTAAAGAATTACCTATGATAGTAAAGGTAACAGGATTCCAATTTACTCCTATCCATAACTTTGTACCTAAAATACAAAGTAATTTATATGGTGGAAATGAAGATCCTAAGAAAAATACAACAGGATTTATCAGTAGATATGGTAAAGAAAAATATATTGGTTTAACTACTGGAGCTAATGTTGACAATTATAATGGTTTAGAAAATAATTTAAACTACATACCTACTTAAACAGCAAATTAATGGGTAGATATACACAAACACAAATATTAAGAAGACAAAGGACAAATGGAACCTTAGGTAGACAATACTACTCGGGTACTAAATACCCTGAGGTACCTTTAGATTTTAGTGATACTTACGTCTACGCCAATCAAGGAGATAGATTTGATACTTTAGCATTACAGTACTATGGTGATTCATCTTTATGGTGGATAATATCTATAGCCAATGATTCATTAAAACAAAATTCATATTATCTACCTTTAGATGTTCAACTAAGAATACCAGCTAATTACTCTGCTATAGTAAGTACATACAATGCATTAAACAATCTTTAAGTTATGGGGAATATAGTAGGAGAAAAATTTGATGATTTTGTAGTAAATCAAATTAATGCCAGACAAAATCTTTATGGAAAGGGTTTTGGGAGTACACAATTGTCTCCTTCAAATCTTTTATTATTAAATAATAGAAATGCTTGGTTAAAACTAGCATCTTCCGTTAATGTAATATCACAAGTACAAGAGGAAGTCACAAGTACACAAGGATCAGGTAGATCTCTCAGAAAGGTAACAGAATCTATTAGTGTAGATACTAATATAGGAGCTCAAAGATTAAAAGATATAGGAATAAACAATACAGCGGACTTTTTAGGTAGTCAACTAGCTCAAAAAGCAGTATTATTTAATACTCTTTCAACGGTTACTGATAACAATAAATTTTCTGCCCCTAGATCTGGTGTAGCTAAAACTAGTAGTTTATGGAATGCCTCAAATTCATATGGTTTAGGAGGAACAGATTTTGGGTTAAACCCCGCTCCTGGATTAATATCTGCTACAATAGATAACCAAAATAGAGGATCAATAAGAAATGCTACAATTGAAATAAAAGCTTTTAATAAGTTTCAATTTGAAATGCTTGAACTAGTTTACCTTAGATTAGGTTTTACTATGATGTTAGAATGGGGTTTTGATAAATACATTGATAATAATGGAAACCTTCAAAATGTAGGTAATACCTTAATTGAAGAAAATTTTTTTAAATCTGGTCCTACATCTCAATTAGAGATGTTAGAAAAAATTCAAAATAAAAGAGCTGAATATGCAGGTAACTATGATGGTTTTTTTGGTCAAGTAGTTAATTTTGATTGGAATTTTAATAAAAATGGCAGCTATGATATAAAACTTAAATTGGTTACTTTAGGAAATGTAATTGAATCTATCAAAACAAAAACAACTGCTGAACCCTTATCAGAAAAAAAAATAGCTGAATTAATAAGTTCTTTAGATGAAAGAGATGAGAATTATCAAGAAGAAAAAAAAAGATTAGAGGGATTAAAAGATTCCAATATGGATAATAATGCTGGTTCTTCTCCTTTAGCACAATCACTTTTTTTAGATATTATAAATCCAAAACTGTGGGATAATAAAAATCGAAATTTCTTTAGCTGGAATAATTTACAAGATGTATTTACTAGTGATGAGGCAAGAAAACAACAAGCCGTAGAGGCCCTTATAGGTAGAGAAGTAGAAGGTGATACTTTTTCTGAAAGATTTGTTGATAACTTTAAAAAAAATTTTGAAGAGTTAGGTGGATTCAAAAATGATTATAAAGCCTTACAGATTTATTTTGGTGATGCAGTTAAAAATCCATTAAGAAATCTTGACCAGTATTCTTATTATATGACCTTTGGGGTATTATTAGGTAGAATAGCTAAATACTGTGTACCTAGTATTGGAACAGAAGATAAAGTTGAAAAACAACTTAAATTAGCACCAATAGGTGATAACAATTTATGTTCTGCTTTCCCTAATCAAATAGCATTTGATCCTAAAATTTGTTTAATTAAACCTATTTTTACTCCTAATATGGTAGGAGAAGAAGGAGGAGAAGGAGATTATATAAAGGTATGGGATTGGATTAATAAATTAAATAATTTTGGTTCTTTAAGTGATGATAATACCATACTTTATGGTAACATAATGAATATATACCTTAATTATGATTTTATAAGTAAGTGTTTATCCCAAAATATGGATGAAAAAGGTAATATATCTATTTACACATTTTTAACACGAATATGTGAAGGTATTAATTCCTCATTAGGTAATCTACAACAATTAGAAGTAGTTATAAGGGATGAAATTTTTGTTACTATCCAAGATCAAAATCCTATACCAGGTATAGAAAGAATCCTCCCAGAATTAGCCCCATCAATTGCTCCCTTTGAAATATTTGGATTCAATACATCAGGATCAGTTAGTTCCAATTTTGTAACTGATTTTAGTTTTAATACTAAAATAACCCCCCAATTAGCTTCCTCTATTAGTATTGGAACTACAGCTAATAATGTTAGCACTAAAAACTATGATGGTACTGCTTTTAGTAAATGGAATAGTGGATTACAAGATAGATATGCTTCACTTTACCTTGACCCAGAACAAATCGAAAAAGAAGATCCTTCATTTACTGTAGATAAAGATAAAATATTAAGTAACCAACAAATAAAAGATGAATTTAAAGCATGGAAGGCTGCAACTGCTACATTTGAACGATCAGATAATCAAGTAACTTCAACCATTAATCGTTTTGGAAAGGAAAATGGGAGATTGTATTTTAAAGCATTAGGAGAAGATGGTAGCCCAACAAAAACTAATGGAGGATTTGCTAGAAAAGTAAAATCCCCTACTGCTAAGAAAACCTATCCTTGGTACCCCCCATTAATTTGGCCTCAATACATTGCCAAAGTCAAAGGAGATGTAGAAGCGGAAAAAACTAGGATAAAGAATAAAGAATTTACATTTAAAGAATTAAACGAAAAATATGAAAATGATTATAATTGGTATTTAATTAGAGCATTTAGTGGTAAATTATCAAACGAAAAAGGTACAGGTAAAGATGGTAAAAGGGAGATATTTGAGTCCCAATACTTTTTAATGGATGGTCCTTTTGCGGAACAAGGAAAATCAGTATTTCAATCTTATATTAATACTAATGTTATTAATAAACAATTTAATGAGAATGATACCCCCTCTAATACCATTGGTTACATTCCAGCAGATTTAGGTTTAACATTTAAGGGACTTTCTGGTATAAAAATATACCAACAATTAGCAGTTAGACAAGATTTCTTACCTAAACAATATTCTAGAGCATTAAAATTTTTAATAAAAGGAGTAAATCATAGTATTAGTAATAATGATTGGAGTACTAACTTAACTACTCTTAGTATACCTAATGTAGAAGCTAAACTTAATCTAGATGGTACACCTAAATACATTAGTACTCTTTTATCTGATGGGTTACTTAATTCTCTAACACCTAATGCAACTGCTCTAAGAGTTTATTTAAGAGGAGGAGCTTTAGTTGTTAATGAAAATTTTTATGAAAAAGGAAATGAAATATCTAATAATGGAGATATATCCCCTTTACTTAAAGATACTGTTATTAGATTGCTCCAATCAATTAACAAAGGTATCTCTAACCTACCTACTCCTCAACCACTCGAAATTAGATTTACAGCAGGAAATGATACATCTCATGCAGCCAGTAATAGTAGACACCCTAGTGGTAATGCATTAGATTTTACTTTAGGTTCTCCATCTAATCCTACTTGGGGTAATCAGTTACCTAATAATAAAACCTACTCTTCTTTTAGTGGACTTACAAGAGACCCAAGAATTAATAATCTACCAGCAGGCCCATTACCAAAATATCCTTCATCTCAATATGAGTATATTAATTTGATTGATACTATAATGAGGGATTTTGTTAAAACCAATCTTGGTACTAATTTTATAAATGAGTATTATAACCCTAGTAGCGATGCTAGTGGGCCCCATTTTCATTTTTCTATTTCTGGAGGTCAAGCACCACCAACAAATGTTACTAATACAGAAGAATCTGGTTATGATGAAAAATTTGCAAAAGTAACTCCTACTACTATATTTGCTCCACCAAGTGGGTCAGGTATTGTCTCCGCTATAGAAGTTACTATTAAGTATGATAATGGAGTAATACAAATTGAAAGAAGTAGTACCGCTTTTGTTGAAAGAAGTTCAGACGAGAAAACCCAAAAGAAACTTATAAAGGAAGCGACAGAAAGAGCAAAACAATCAGCTAAAGATAAAATAATTATAAGATTAAAAACATTTGAAAAAACAGGAAGATAATGTATTATCCAAAATCACAAATAACAACCCCCCTATATACTAATGGAGATGAATTTACATTAGATGGAAAAGATTATGCTGGTTATTATTGGGCTGATTCTAATGGTAGTAGTTTTAGTGGGAAATCACCCCAAAACCCACCTAATAATTTACTTCTTCCAAAACCTACTCCTACTGACTTAGAAGTTGAACCTCCAGAATCTTTCTTTAAAAGTAATCCTGAATATTATAATGCCAAAAGACAAAAATTTAATTCTTCAGCACCTCAACCTCCCACACCAAGTGTTACTTT